TTGGGAGCGAGGATAAAAGAACAAAACGTGCGAGTGATTTTCAAAAAAAATTAAAAGAAGTAGGTGTAAAAAAGAGAGCTGCTAAAGCAGCTAAGGATAAAAAACGTATAGAGTCTCAAAAAGCTATTAACGAAAAAATTATAGATAAAAATAAAAAGCGTGGACGTATGATTCCTAAAGCTCTTCCAAAAGAAGAACGTCGTAGAAGGTTAAAAGACCGAGTTAATAAAAAAGCTACTTCAAAAAGACCGTCAGGGATAAGAATGAGTCCTCCGCCACCAGGGATAAGAAAAGCTCCACCAGCTACAGATAAAGGCGGACGTTCAGCAGTTCCAGGTACTATGCGTGGTAAACAAGTAGATACTAAAATGGGACCTAATATGAGTAAGGTTACTAAAGTAACTGCAGCTGATAGAAAGAAACCAAAAGGCGGCGCTGACAATCGTTCTACTTTGCAAAAACTTTTTGGAGCTAGTGAAGAAAAAAGAAAATTAGGTAGAAACATGCAAAAAAGAGCTCAAGCTTCTATGGGACTTAGAATGAATAAAGGCGGATCATTAAAAACTCCTACTAATCCTGGACTTAAAAAATTACCTACAGAAGTACGTAACAAAATGGGTTTTATGAACAAAGGTGGTAAAGTTAAGAAAATGAAACACGGCGGTAGAGTTGGCGGTAAATGCAAAGTGGATGGTATCGCTATTCGTGGTAAAACTAGGGCGAAAACTAAATAATGATAAAATCTAGAGGTATGGGCATAACAAACCCTGCAAAATTTAAAAAGGGTGGAAGCGTAAAAGATGCTTGCTATCATAAAGTAAAAGCAAGTTACAAAGTATTTCCAAGTGCTTATGCATCAGGGGCTATTGCTAAATGTAGGAAAAAAGGAGGAAAATAAGATGGTTGCACCATTAGTACCATTAGTAATATCGGGCGTTAGAATAGCAGCTCCAATAGCAGCTAAATATTTAGCAGGAAAGATAACAAAAAAAGCTGCGTTAAAAGCTACAGAAAAGGGCACTAAGCGCGTTAAAAAAATACAGAAAAAAAATGCTGAAAAAGCAGGAAAAATAAGGGATAAAGAAAGAAATAAAAGTGTAGCTCAAGAAATAAGAGAGCTTAAACAAACAGGCGTTGGTCAAAATATGACTGCTAAGCAGCTTAAAGATAGAGTTATGTTAAATAGAAAAGATGCACGAATACCAGAACCAAAACCACTGGGTCCTTCTAAAGCCGAAAGGGCTTATGCAAAAGCTAATAAAGCAGCTAGGCAAAAATCAAGAGATAATGCTAAGGTAACAATGGAAAAAGGAGTTAAAGTAACTAGATTTCCAGCTCGCGATAGAGTTGAAAAAGATCCAACAGCAAGACCTCGTGGATATTTAAGCCCTAGGGGAAAACCTGTTGGTGGTATGAAAAAAGGCGGTAGAGTTGGTGGTAAATGCAAAGTGGATGGTATCGCTATTCGTGGCAGAACTAGAGCGAACCATAAATAATGGCTGTACGTAAAACCAAGAAAGGACTAGCTTTAAAACGTTGGTTCAAAGAAGATTGGAAAGACGTAAAGACTGGCAAAGCTTGTGGTAGAAAAAAAGGTGATAAACGTGGTACACCTTATTGTCGACCTAGTAAAAGAGTTTCTACTAAAACTCCAAAGACATCTGGAGAAATGACAGCAGCACAAAAGAAGTCTAGGATTGCGCAAAAAAATAGACTTGGGCAACCAGCAGGAAAGCCGCGTAGAGTAGCATCACTTACAAGAAAAATGAATGCTGGTGGTTTAATAGATAGACAATATCTTAAAGGTAAATAATAATGACTATAACAGGTACTCATAATTTTAATTTAGACTTAAACCTTCTCGTAGAAGAAGCATTTGAAAGATGCGGAGCAGAGTTAAGAACAGGATATGATTTAAGAACAGCTACTCGTAGCTTAAACTTATTAACTATTGAATGGGCTAACCGAGGCATAAACTTGTGGACAGTAGAAGAAGATACTATTCCATTAGTTGCCGGTACAGCCACTTACGATTTGCCCGCGACTACTATTGACCTTATTAGCCAAGTTATAAGAACTGGGTCTGGAACAACTCAGTCAGACATAGCTATTTCAAGAGTGTCAAATCCTACTTATGCATCTATACCAAGTAAGAATAGCACGGGCAGACCAATACAAATTTATATAGATAGACGAGGTCCAGAAGTGCCTCAAGTTACTATGTGGCCTATTCCTAACGACGCAAGTTATACTTTTGTGTATTGGTATTTAAAACGAATGACAGATGCAGGTACTGGAGTAAACACCCAAGATATACCATTTAGATTTTTACCGTGTTTAGTAGCAGGATTAGCATATTATTTATCTATAAAAATACCTGAAGCTGGAGATAGAGTGCAGTTTTTAAAACAAGAATATGAAGAACAGTGGTTACTTGCATCTACAGAAGATAGAGAAAAAGCAACTTTAACTATAGCACCAAGAAACTCATATATTTAGGAGATTATCATGTCAGAAGATAAACAGTTTAAAGCTTTTAAAAAAAAAGATGATGCAGAACAAAAAAGAAGAAAAAAGAAAGCGAAAATAAAAAAAATAATGCAAGACCCAACCTCACGTGAAAGAATAATTTATGACAAAATGCTTAAAGGAAAATTTGGGTATCCAGATTTAGATAAAGTAGATGAAAAAGAAAAGAAAACTAGAAAAATGAATAAAGGCGGTATGGTTATTGTAGACAGAAATTATCTTAAAGGTAGATAATGAGCAACAAGTACACCACTAATAAGAATACTATAGCAGACTGTGATGTATGCGGATTTCAGTTTAAGCTTAAAAAATTAAAAGATTTATATGTAAGAAAAACTAATACTCATATAAAGGCGTGTCCGGAATGTTGGAATCCAGACCAACCACAGAACATGCAGGGTATGTATCCAGTCGAAGATCCACAGGCTGTAAGAGATCCAAGACCGGATCAAAGTTTTAACGAAAACAATATAACCGGATCAAGAGATATAGAATGGGGATGGGAACCCGTAGGCGGAGCAAGACCTCCAGCTAATCAGTTTACTGGCAATAATTTGGTAAGTTCTGTAAAAGTAGGAACTGTTACAATAACAATAACTTAGGAGAAAGACATGGCTAAAGAAAATCGAGAAAGAAAAGCTAAAATGGTAGATGGCTTTGCACAACCACAAGATGTACCTGTACCTAACTTTGCTGGGTATCCAGAAAAAGATATTAAGACAACAGGTGTAGAAACTCGTGGTAATGGCGCAGCTACTAAAGGCACTAAAGCTCGCGGTCCTATGGCATAAGGATAAATAATGACTTACACAGAATTAGTGGCACAAATACAGTCGTATACTGAAAATGAATATTCTACGGTTGATGTAAATACATTTATTACGCAGGCGGAAAATCGTATATTTAATGGTGTTAATATACCTGACTTAAGAAGAAATGATACGGGTACTATTACGGCAGCAAATAAATATCTTAATGTTCCTACAGACTGGCTAGCTACTTATAGCCTAGCAGTAATTGACAACGCAACTAATGAATATACTTTTCTTATAAACAAAGATGTTAACTTTATAAGAGAGTCTTTTCCTGACACAGATACGCCTTTTTTTGGAAAACCAGAATATTATGCAGTCTTTGATGATACAACTTTTATACTTGGTCCTACACCTGATATTGGCTATGGTGCTGAGCTGCATTACTTTTTTTATCCTGAGTCTATTACTACTGCCGCTTCTGGTACGTCTTGGTTGGGAGATAATTATAGCTCCGTACTACTTTATGGTTCATTATTGGAAGCAGCGACGTATTTAAAATCTAACGCAGATACTATAACTAATTATACTAATCGTTATCAAGAAGCTATGAATGGACTAATGGGTCTTGGTGAAGGTAAAAATACTCGTGATGCTTATAGAAGTGGACAAGCAAGAATACCTGTTAAAGGCAAAGGAAGAATTTAATGGCTACTATTGTACAAGGAATAACTAATACGTTTGTTGCTAAATCATTAGCTGGTGATATAGATTTTGACACAGACACATTTAAAATAGCTTTATATACTAATAATGCTACATTAGATCCATCGACTTCTGCTTACACCACAACTAATGAAGTAGTAGGCGTAGGGTATGTAGCTGGAGGCAATACATTAACGGGGGCTAAAGTTACACAAGATGATACGGCTGATGTGGTGTACATTACCTTTGACTCTCCTACAACGTGGACAGGTACATTTTCAACTAGAGGTGCTTTAATATATGATAGTAGCTCTAGTAATTTTTCAGTATGTGTATTAGATTTTGGAGCAATAAAAACTATAACTTCAGAAACATTAACGGTTACTTTGCCAGATAACACGGCAACAACCGCACTTATTCGATTTGAATAGAAAGGATTAACATGACAGGATTTTCATCACTTATTGCAGATGCACCAAAAGTAACAGTAGATAACGTAAGACCGTTAGAAAAAGATTTATATAAAATGATGTGGAATAAACCAGAGTATAGACAAGTTGCTCCTGGTGAACAAATATCTCATGAGTTTTTAAAACAAGCAAAACCTAAAGCCGGTGCTACAGTTCTTGATTTAGGATGTGGTACAGGACGTGGAGGATTAAACTTAGCATTTTTTGGTAACCTAGATGTGACTATGGTTGACTTTGCAGATAATTGCTTAGACGAAGATATAGTCCCTATGTTAGAAACACAAAAGCACACATTAAAATTTGTAGAAGCTGATTTGTCTCAACCTCTACCTGTTCAAGCAGCTTACGGTTTTTGTACTGACGTGATGGAACACATAAGACCACATCATGTAGATCAAGTTATAGAAAATTGTTTATCTTCTTGTCAACATGTATTTTTTCAAATATCTACAGTTGATGACAAAGCAGGAGTTTTAGTAGGGCATAAATTACATTTAAGTGTGCACCCTTATAAGTGGTGGTTAAAAAAGTTTAAAGAACATAAATGTGTTATACATTGGTCACAAGAAACAAAAAATACTTGTTTATTTTATGTAAGTAATTGGGCTAGCGGCGAAGAAATAGTAGATGCAGGCACTGTAAATACTGATGACGAACAAATAAAAAAGAATGTTGAACACAATATAAAACAAGGATATTTGCAAGTAGAGCCCCACCCAACTAATGATATTGAGGTGATGATTGTAGGAGGTGGGCCATCTGTAACAGAACACCTTGAAAAAATCAAGCAATTGAGGCAAAATGGTGTTAAACTTATAACAATTAATAACGCCTATAAATGGTGTATTGACAATGGTTTAACTCCTTCTGCTATGGTCATGGTAGATGCACGCGAATTTAATGCAAGATTTACAGAACCTGTAGTTGAGGACTGTAAGTATTTTATAGCTTCACAATGCAATCCTAGTGTATTTAAGGGTTTGCCAAAAGATAGAACTTATGTATGGCACACTCAAGCAGAATTATTAAAAGATATACTAGACAAGCAATATGAAACATGGTGGTCAGTTCCAGGAGGATCAACTGTTTTATTAAGAGCTATACCATTGTTTAGAATGTTAGGATTTAAACGCTTTCACTTGTTTGGCTGTGATTCGTGTTTAGGTGAAGACGATAAGCATCACGCATATGCACAAGTAGAAAATGATGGACAAGCAGTTATGCCCGTAAACGTGAGCGGGAAGATATTTAATTGTAATCCTTGGATGGTATCGCAAGCTCAGGAGTTTATGAGTTTAATACAAATGCTAGGGGACGAGATTGAATTAGAGATATACGGCGGGTTATTACGTCATATTTTAGAATCCGGCGCATCACACGCCGACATTAAGGAGATTTAACATGGCAGCAACAGCATGGCAACTATACAACAGTGCCAAAAGATATATAGGTAATGGTACCATAACGTTAGGTGCCGGTGTGTTTAAAATGGTTTTAGCTCAAACAGCTAGTAATGCGTCGACTTTTACGTTATCAGCTTATGGTGGCGGAGGTGCTCTTACTTCAGTTACTAATGAAGTAGCAGCTGCAGGCGGATATGCTGCGGGGGGTAAAAATTTAGTACCAGCTACATCTCAATGGGTAGTAGGAGCATCAGCTAAACAGCAGAAGTTTACTATGTCTACAGTAGGTTTAGCATTTACTGCTTCTGGAGCTAACATAGTTAATGTTAGATATGCGATTATACGTAATTCTACAGGTACAGGTGCAGGCAAACTTTTATGTTTTTGTCAGTTATCTAGCTCGCAGTTTACGGTAACATCGCCAAATACTTTAACTGTTTTACCTGCTGCTACTGGCATATTTACCTTAACTTAAGGAGCTAGTAATGGCTACCGGCTGGGGACGAGGTACCTGGAGTTCAGGCCCGTGGGGTGAACCTGAAGTTCCAATCACACCGAGCGTAGGAACGGTATCGTTAGCTGGTGTAGCACCAACAGTATTAGATGGAGCAATAATTACCCCTGGAGTAGGGGCGCTAGCATTGGCTGGAATAGCTCCAAATATAGTCGGCGGAGAAGGAGTTACTCCTAATTTAGGAGAAGTAGTACTAGCTGGAATAGCGCCTACTGTAATAGAAGATATAAGAATAGCACCAAGCGTAGGAGCATTAACACTTACAGGTGCAGTGCCATTAGCGATAGAAGGAGATATAGCTCTCCCCGCAGCTGGATCACTTGCATTGTTAGGAATAGCTTCTCAAGTTATACAACAGAATAATATATTTAAAACGCCAGGCGTTGTAGCATTAAGTATAGCGAGTGCAGCACCAACTGCCTCTATTGGTATACGAACAACACCAAGTGTAGGCGCAGTATCATTAGCAGGAGTTGTTCCAACTGTGTTAGATGGGTTGGTAGTTGCTCCAAGTGTAGGAGCATTAAGTATAGCAAGTGATGCCCCTAGTGAAGTTGTAGGAATAGTAAGAGAACCCGCCACTGGCGCATTAAGTTTAACAGGGCACGCCCCTATCATTAGTAACTCTAATTGGGTTATAATAGATACAAGTCAGACACCCGATTGGAAAGAGATAGCGACAGGAGCGTCTACATAGGATAAGGATTAAAAAATGTCAACATATTCAAATTTATCGATAGAACTGATAGGAACAGGAGAACAGTCTGGTACTTGGGGTACTACGACTAATACTAACTTAGGTACAGCATTAGAAGAAGCTATTGTTGGAACTGTCGACGTAGCTGTTGGTACCGGAGATACGGCAATTAATATAAACACCGCTTCCAACGCTACACAACCCATTAGGCATTTGCGACTTAATCTTACAGGAAGTGCGGGGGGTGTTGGTAATTTAGTTATAGATAATTCTGCTGCAGGCGGTGCTAACACATTTCAAAAAAATTATATAATTAATAATGCTTCCAATACTGCCATAACTGTTAAACAAGATGGTGGCACAGGGGTATTAGTTCCAGCGGGTAAATCAGCGTGTGTATATGCAGATGGCACAAATGTTGATTATGCGATTGATTATCTTAGTGGTTCAGTGCTTTCAAGTGATGTAGATATAAACGGCGGTACAATTGATGGCACTACAATCGGTGCAGCTACTCCTAGCACCGGATCATTTACTACACTCGCAGCTTCAGGCGCAGTTTCAGGAGCAGGGGTTACAGCTCGATTTGCTTCTCCTGGACCAATCGGTGATGTTTCTCCAAGTACAGGATCTTTTTCAACTTTAGCTGCATCTGGTGCAGTTTCAGGAGCTGGTTTTACAGCAAGATTTGCTTCACCAGGGGCTATAGGTAACACTGCTCCAAGTACAGGCGCTTTTACTACTCTTGCTGCTTCAAGCACAGTTTCAGGCGCTGGCTTTACAGCTCGCTTTGCTACACCGGGACCTATTGGCAATACGTCTGCTAACACAGGCGCTTTTACATCACTAAGCACTTCACTTAATTTAGTAGTCAATGGCCAAGGATATTCACCAACACTTACACTTACTGACGCGACTAACATTAGTTGGGATACTGATTCAGGTCAAGTAGCTAAAGTAACATTAGCAGGCAACAGAACTTTAAATGCACCTACTAATTTAGAAGATGGAGCTTATTATGGGCTTCAAATAATTCAAGACGGTACAGGTGGTAGAACACTAGCTTTTAATGCAGTGTTTAAATTTGCTAGTGGTACCGCTCCTACTCTTTCTACAGCTGCTAACGCAACTGACTTTTTTAACTTTAGGTCTGATGGGACAAGTCTCTTTGAGCAAGGTCAAACTCTAGGAGTTTCATAATGTCTCTATTAGTCGGAGCAGCCTCCAACGGTTCAAGCGGGTATTTTCTAACGGATAGCTTACGCTTTCGTGCATCTGCTAGTGCTTACTTAAATACTACTTTTTCTTCAGCAGGTAATTTAAAAACTTTTACACAAAGTGTTTGGATAAAAAGAGGAAAATTAGGGGATCAAGAAATATACAATCCTTATTATGGTGGTGATGGTTTTAATGAATCTCAATTTAATTTTACTTCAAGTGACCAAATACAATTTTATGATAGTGGTGGTGCAAACGGGCAATATGTAACAAGTGATGTTTTTCGTGACCCATCTGCTTGGTATCATATAGTATTAGTAGTAGATACTACTGATTCAACAGCAGCAGATAGAGTTAAAATTTATGTAAACAACAGAAAAATTACTTCTTTTGCTACAGAAAATACTATGGCTTTAAATAGTAATACTGGATGGAATGGAACAAGCACACAATATATAGGCAGATATTCAAGAGCTTCTTCTAAATTTTTTGATGGTTATATTACAGAGTTTAATAGTATAGACGGACAAGCATTAGCACCAACAGACTTTGGTGAAACTGACAATAACGGCACTTGGATTCCTAAAAAATACACAGGCACATATGGTACTAATGGGTTTTATTTAGGTATGAAAGAAACTGTAGCGGTATATGCTGCGGATTACTTAGTAGTAGCAGGTGGTGGAGGTGGTGGTTGTGATAATATAAATGGTACTCAAGGTGGCGGCGGCGGTGCAGGTGGTTTACTTACAGGCAGTCAAAATTTAGCTACGGGTAATGTTTACACTATCACTGTTGGCGCAGGCGGTGCAGGGGCCGGAGGAACTGCTAGAGGTACAAGCGGTAGTAACTCTGTATTTGATTCTTATACAGCTATTGGAGGCGGTGGAGGCGGAGGCAGGTCTACACCAGCTGGACTGTCTGGAGGTTCAGGCGGTGGTGGAGTAAATGGTTCAGGTGGCGGTGCTAATACAGTTGGACAAGGATTTGACGGAGCTACTGGCTCAAGTAATGGTGGAGGCGGAGGTGGCGGAGCTGGCGCTAATGGTAGTGGTAATACCGGTGGTGTAGGCGTTCAATCATCTATTACAGGAACAGCGATTTATTATGCAGGTGGCGGTGCCGGTAGAAACGGATCTCCTCCATATGCTCATGGGTCTGCTGGAAGTGGTAGTATTGGCCAAGGTGGCGGCATGGGTGGCGGCGGAGGAGCTGCATCTGGTGCAACCGGTGTGATTATACTTCGTATGCTTACAGCTAAATACTCAGGTACAACGACTGGTTCTCCTTCAGTAGCTACAGACGGAAGCTATACAGTGCTTACATATAACTCATCAGGAACTTACACAGGATAATGTCTACTATTATAAATCCAGGATTAGATTCTTCAGGTAACAGTAATAACTGGACTGTTATCAATGCAAATTGGACAGATAGCACAAGTACTACTTTTGATGTTATGTCAGATGTACCTACGCTAACCGATGAAGATACAGCTAACTTTGCTGTAATAAATCCCCTGCATATTGCAGGAACAGCATCTAATGGTAATTTAACTCATACAAATTCTTCTGGAGGTTCTTGGCAAAATTCTTTTGGCACAATTTATATATCA